AATCATGCTTTTAAACATTGGTGTGATGATTTATGTATTGGAATATGGATTGATGAATTAAAAAATAAATTTAATGTAAATATTGTAGATAATAAATTATTTAGTTGTGGATTGCATCAAATGGAAAATGAGTTAAGTGATAATATTACTTTTCATAAAGTTATTACAGAAGAACAATATGATTTTTATTCATTGATAGCTAATAAAGAAACTACAAGTCCTATAGTTCCAATAGTTGATAAAAAGTTAGATACAGTGTTTGCATTAGTAACAGATTTTAAATACTTCGATAAAGCAAAACGCACAATAATAGATTTGAGAAGCAAAGGTAATTGGCAAAAAGATATTGTTTTAGTTACTATTGATTTTGATTTAAATACAAATTTTAAAGAATTTTATAATATTATTGAAATTAAATTTCCTTTAATTGATAAAACAATACTATTAAGTAAAATAGGTGAGAACGGTTTTACAAATAATCCTGATAAAAGAGAATTAAATAAATTGAATCAATGGGAAAAGTTACATGTTTTTGATGATTATTTCTTAAAATGGTCTCGTGTTGTATATTTAGATGCGGGACTCAGAGTATTAGATGATGTTAACAACTTATTAGAAGTTGATTATAAAAATAAAATAGTAGCACCTAGGGATGGTAAAATATATGAAAATGCTGAGTTTATACATCAAATAAGTTTTGACAATCAAGAATTAATTAAGGACTTTATAAATGAATTCGGAGAAGAAGTTTTAAAATCTACTTTTATGCTCAATTGTATGTGGATTTATGATACAAATCTTTTAAATTTATGTGATAAAACACAGTTAATTGATGCAATGAATAAATATACTTTTTGTAAAAATAATGAAATGGTAATAATGAATATTTTATTTCACTTTAAATATCATTTATGGGAACGGCTACCTATATTGTCTTCTAATGGTAAAATTTTGTTTGATTGGTCTGAATTAAATAATCCAGGAACCACATGGAAAGATTATTGTTTTATTAAATATCCAGCATCTTTATCTTTTGAAGATACGTAAAAAATAAAATTGATTAATAATTAACGTTTTAATTATTAATTATTAATTGAAAAATAAAATGGAATGTTACCAAGAACCTTTAAATGAAAGGATTTGTCAGTTAACCAGTAATGAAACTAGATGTGATAAATTAGAATTTACAAATATTATATTAGATTCTGAATTTAAAGAATTAGTTTATAAAGTTATTAAATATGCTCAAGATACTAAGAGTATGTTTTACTTGAGCAAACTATTTACTTTTGAAATTTATCATGATGAATTAAAAGAATACTTCAAAGTAAATTATAATAAGAAACCAACTCAAACCGATAATCTAGCTTTTATTTTATTACTTTCATACCCAAAATTTATGGTTGAAAGGTTTCAAACGTTTAAAGATTTAAAATTAGCTTTTAATTCAGACACTAATGAAAGCGATTTTAAAGATATCGGTTTTAAAATTAATGAAGAATATGGTTTTGGCCTGACAACCTATACATGTATTTGTAATGAACCATTGATGTATATTCATGTCTTTCAAAATGTTCATTCAGGTATTAATATTCAATTAGGAAGTATATGTAATGAAAGATATGGTCTTATAAGTAAATATGACCCTAATTATAAGTCAGTATGTAAAAAAATTAATGAATGTAAAGAAAACATAAAAGAGAGAAAGGATGGACTACCTCAAGGATTTTATGAAAATGAGAGAAAAAGAAAGAGAGAAGAAAAAAGAGTAGAAAGTCATAAAAAAGAAATAGAAAAAGAATTAAATAAAATGAATAAAAAATTACCAGGAACATATTCAACTTCAAATTGTATTAACTGCAATGCTTATACCATATATAAATTAAGTGAGAAAATTAATATATGTCGGATATGTATTTCCTTTGAACAAAAAGAAAAAAAATCAAATATTATAACTCAAATAAAAAAAATTAATAGAGACTGTTTCTATTGTGAAAAAGTATTTATTTCTATTTATGGAAATAATTTATGTATAACATGTGAAAAAATAGTAAAAATTAAAGATTGTATTATGTGCTTTAATAAATTTTGTCTTGGGATTAAAAATGATGACATTTATTGTGACATATGTGAGGAAAATATAATCAAGTGTATAACATGTAAAAAAATGATTTATAAAAATATAAATCTATTAGGCAGATGTAGTGATTGTTATCAACGATATATCAATAAATTAATATTAATTGAATGTGAATATTGTGAAGATGAATTTGAAGTTTCAGAGAATCAAAAATGGAGAATTTGTTGCCCAAACTGTTATAAAAATAATCTGGAATCACATAAATGTGAAAAATGTTCTACACATTTTAAACGTCTACCACATGAAACTTGGAGAAAAGTGTGTAGCAATTGTTACTCTAAAAGATAAAGAAAAAAAATAAGTAAAAACACTTTCTACCATTTATTTGCTTTTTTTACACTGATTTTAGGTCCTGCGCCACGTTTTTTAGCATTATTTGGGTCATATGCTTCTTCTTCATCGTCGTCCTTCATTCCTTTCGATAATTCCCAAAATTCCTTAGAGCCTAATCTGAAGTCACCATGATTGTCTGCTTTATACCAGAAGACTTGGTCATGTAATTTATTGGATTTCGAGTTATTATTAATTACGAGGCACTCATAATTTTCTGTGCATTGGTCCATCACTTGACAAAAGCTCTCAAATGTTGGAAACATTCCCGCATAATTTTCGTAAATGCGCTTTCTATTTGCTATGTAATTTTCTCTCAAAATAAATACATAATCTATGTTTGTTCTTAGCGTTGGAGGTATGCCTAAGGGATATTGCATTGTGATGACTAACATGACCTTCCAGTGTCTCAATTATACCATTTTCATTCAGACATTTCCTTCTGAAATCATTAAATCTATGCTTTTTAAATGGGCATAGCATTCTCTCGAATGGGTTTAGACTATATTTTAAGGCATCATTGTAATTGGTTAGATTACTCAACCCCACGAGCGTTTAGTCGTTGAACTATCATCATGTCCTTACCATAACGGATTTAGATGACGAGCTGCGGGTTATCTCTATTTTATACCTTTTTACTATACCTTATGTAGTTAACATAAGCCATCATTATATTTCTATAATGACTTAGTAGTATAAACTTTTCAAGACGTCTCCGCAATTTGGACGTGTTGCATAATGATTTTTTTTAAATCAATATACTAGCCATTTTTTTGAAATGACTTTTAGGCAAACAATTCACCATTCATAAATAAAAGACGCATCATTTTGTCGCGCGCCCACGTATTATCATAAAGACAATCATCTAAAATTACAAATGCACGAGGGTCAATTGTGCTCCTCTTATAAGTTTCCATTTCTTTCTTAATTTGCTTTAAAACTGTGCGTTGTCGCTTCAAAATATTTTCAATAATTGCCGTATTATACTCATTATGAACAAATAATTTTGGCACCATTTTGCCATAAAACCCATTCCCCTCTTCTGTTCCAGATATAACTGTGCCAATAGGAATGTCTTGTTGATAATAAAGTAAATCTCTTACCAAAAAAGATTTACCAGTATCTCTCTTTCCAATTAAAACAACAACTGGTCCCTTATTTTCATTTGGTTTAAAACTTATACTTTTCATATCGAACTTTTTAAGTTCCAATGTCATTTTTAATCTTATAAGAAATTAATTTTTATTATTTTGAACGTATTAAAATAATTCTAATTTGTTCAAAATAATAAAAATTAATTTATCATATAAAATAAGTTAAAAGATAATTTAATTTATATTATAATTAGCTAAAGTATGTTGATTGTCAATTATCAAAAACGAAAAAACACTGAACTTTTTAAAAGTTTAGAAGATTCTAATTCACTTTTTCTCTCTAATGCACAAAATTATATACCTATTTATACCAAATTCTTTTCATTAAATGATACGAACTATAATAGTATTAATTTAAATCATAAGTTTTATATTTCAAGCATTAATAAACCAGATGAAGAGGATTTTCATTTATACAATTGTAGACTTAAAAATATAAATAATAATAAAGTAAAAGACAAAAATGTCTTCTTTAAATTAGCACCTTTGTTAGACCCATATAAGTATTTAATTGGAAAATATGATATTAATGATGAAAAGATATTTACATTACCTAAATTGACATCTAATGAAGATAATTGCATTCAAAAATTTATGGATGTTAATAATTCTGCATATGTAGATGGATTATTTTTATATTTAACAAGTAATTTAATGCACACACATAATTTTTTTCACGGAGTTGATTATTATGGCTCTTTTTTAGGTATTAAAAATGAATTTACTATTAATGTTTTTGATGATATAGATTATCTTAATAATTCAGATTTTTTTAATAAAAATAAAAATATATTATTTAAAATTGATGATTATGAACATTTATTTAAAAATGATGAACAACGTTTAAAGCCTATTACTATTGAACATAATATTAGTGCCAAGTCTGAACTATCAATTAAATCATTTGAAAATGAATTATTTTCAGAAGTATTTGAAGATATAAATAGCACTGAATCAGAAGAAATTATGGAGTTAATTGATTTAACTAATATGAATTTAATAGAAAAAGAAAATAATTCCCATGTTACATTAAAATCAAGTTCAACATGTTCATCTAGGTCTTCTTACACAGACGATAATGTTATGGAAGAATCTAGTAATTTTTCAATAGATAATGAAGATGAAAATGATGAAGATGAAGGTGATGATGGAGATGATGGAGATAATGATGATGAAGAAGATGAAGAAGATGATGATGAATCTTATGAAGAAGAGAGAATAGATGCTGTTATTCCAAAATTTCCCGTTCAAGTAATAGCAATGGAATTTTGCGAAAATACATTTGATGACTTAATTTTAAGTGAAGATTTAAGAGAGGAAGAATGGTTTTCAGCATTTATGCAAATTATTATGATTTTAATTACTTATCAAAAAGCATTCAGTTTTACTCATAATGATTTGCATACTAATAATGTAATGTATAATAAAACTGATAAAAAATTTATTTATTATTGTTATAAAAAGAAGTATTACAAAGTTCCCACCTTTGGACGTATTTTTAAAATCATCGATTTTGGAAGAAGTATTTATAAATTTGATAGTAAACTTTTTTGTAGTGATAGTTTTCAGATTGGTGGTGATGCGGCAACTCAATATAATACAGAACCTTATTTAAATGATAAAAAGCCAAGATTAGAACCAAATTTTAGTTTTGATTTATGTCGTCTTGCTTGTTCTATATTTGATTATATTATTGATAATTTT